ACATGGCTAGTGCTTCGTTACCTTTAACGATCAATTCGGGGTCAAAGTAACTGATTTTCAATTCTGAAAACGCATCCCTTGCAGGAACTACACGGGAAATATCAGGGTAACGGGCATCTATTGCCTGAAAACGTGCATTGCCCAGCAAGTAATAGTCCTTTGCCCCCCCTTCAATGGTTTCCAAATCGATAAATTCTGATTTTTTATCAATGGCCTTTATGGTATCGGAGGGAATAATTATCTGAAACCCGTATGAAGCTGGGGCATCGATAACGTCAATCGGGCATTGCCCAGCAAATAAAATATGACCATCAGTCCCGTAAACCATTGCAATGCTAGGATGATTGATTGAAATGCAAACCCCCTGCAAATAGTAACGAAGGTCTTTTTTTGCAGCACAAATTAGAGCAGCTCGCAAAACGCTAGTTTTTAATGTGATTTTCATGGTATAGCCTATTAAAAAAGTTAATGAAACCCTAGTCAAAACGCTAGGCCATTAGCCCCTAATTTAAGGGCTAACAGTCTAAGGTTTAAAACCCTGATAAACGGAAACACTTTCCCGATAAGGTTTCAACGTCAATAGTGCCCATAGGGTGAACTGCTAAGATTTTGACGGGTTGAACTTTGCCATAAATAGACAAGTTATAAATTTGATTGATCTTGAATTTCATGTAAACACCTATAAAAGAAAATTAGAATTCTAGGGGCACAAAACCCCTAGGCAATAGGGATAAACCCTAGGTTATCGGTAAAAATATAATTGTGCGTTTTGTTCACAATCCCTAGGCGTTGCCCCCCAGTATTTACGGCCCGTCAAATAACCCGTGACAAACCAAAAACCCGTGATTGTGCATTGTGTAGGTTTCATTTTTAGCCCCTTAAACCTTTTTAGCCCACTGTAAACCCGCATCAGTGGCGTGATAAGTGTTTGCGTCAACGTCATGAGACAAAAACCCGTGACGTTCTAATGTGCTCATAATTTGTTGGAATTGATTGAATGTTGCCCCGTGTGACATGAGAGCACTATAAATAATGCCACTAGGTGCACCGATAGAATCAATATTTGCTGCTTCAATTATTCCCTTGCCTATTGATTGCAGGGCTAAAATTTGCTGTTTTGTCATTGTGTGAACGCCTATAAAAGTTAAAAAACCCCAGTGAGACACTAGGCCATAAACCCCCCAAAAAGAGGGTTTACAGTCTAATTACTGGATAGCATCGGTTTGTGAAACGTGAAATACAGTAGACCTTCTGCAAAGCATGAAGCTGCTTTCACTGTTTTTGTCCTTTGCGGGTATCCATGTCACAACTTTAACGCCCTTTTCACCCTTGCGAACTTGTCTATTAAGGGCTAACCAGGCATTGTAGGTGAACACGTTTTCCCTAGGGATAATGTCCGCATGAGGGATACCCTTATCTGCAAACCCTTGCAAAATTGCCTGATAGTTGGCTAAGGAATCCCCGTTTTTAGCCCTATTCAATGATTCTATTGATTGTGTGATTTTGTCCATGATGTGACGCCCTTAATAGAATTTGCAGCTTGGGATTGTCCAACTTGCGTCTAAATTGAACTGTATCTACCTTAGGCGGCCTTGCCATTGTCTAACCCTAAAAGAAATAAATTAAAATAATTGTACTTTATTAGGGTTTGTCCTAATAGTTTTTTCTTTTTTAGGCCATAAAATTACTTTACTTTCATAAGAAAGTGTCAACTACTAAGGGCGTTACATCATGAAAATCACTGAGCAAAAAAACGGCAATTACACAACTTTTGAACGTGTTTCCCACAACGGCTATTACATTGTCAAACTATACAAACGGGGCGAGCTGGCCGATAAGATCATGACTGATACTTATCAAGCTGCAAGGGACTATTTGCGTTCTTTTAACCTTATCGCTAAAAACGGATAAGGGGCAAACCATGAAAACACTAACTTGCAATGAAATACAAACCCTAATGCGTAATGCGAAAACACTTGAACAGTCGCACGCCCTTGCTGTTTTGCTTGTACAAACCTTGAAAGAAAAGTACAAGGGTGAAACCTACACTTGCTATCAATCTAAGGGGCAATTATGAAAAACACTTTTTTAGACTACTTAGCAGCGATAATTTTAGGCTTGTCATTGTGTGCGGGTTTACTCGCTTACTTTGATATTTTAGTTAAATAGTTCACTTTTTTTAATAGGCGTACAAAATCATGGATAAGATCACACAATCAATAGAATCACTCAATAGGGCTAAAAACGGGGATTCGTTAGCCAACTATCAGGCAATTTTGCAAGGGTTTGCAGATAAGGGAATAGCCCATGCGGACATTATTCCCCGTGAAAACGTGTTCACCTATAACGCATGGTTAGCCCTTAATAGACAAGTAAGAAAAGGGGAAAAGGGCGTTAAAGTTGTTACATGGATTCCAGCAAAGGACAAAAACAGTGAAAGCAGCTTTATGTTGTGTAGGCGTTCAACTGTATTTCACATTTCACAAACTGATGCTATTCAGTGATTAGACTGTAAACCCTTAGTAATAGGGGTTTATTGCCTAGTGTCTCACTGGGGTTTTTTCAACTTTTTATAGGCGTTCACAATGACAAAACAGCAAATTTTAGCCCTTCAATCAATCGGTAAGGGAATAATTGAATCGGCAAATTTAAGCTCTACTGGTGCACCTAGTGGCATTATTTATAGTGCTCTCATGGGACAAGGGGCAACATTCAATCAATTCCAGCAAATTATGAGCACACTAGTGCGACACGGGTTCTTATCCCATGATGTTGATGCAAGCACCTACCATGCAACTGATGCGGGTTTGCAATGGGCTAAAAAGGTTTAAGGGGCTAAAAATGTTAACTATTACATTACATCAAAAAACCGATAATGACGGGTGGCAATCAATAAAATCATTGCCTATTGATAGCACACAATGGGGTGAAATTGATAGAAGCTGGATTGATACTCTAATGCAATCGGGTTCTATGGTTATCACAATCGGTCACACAATGTATTCCATCGATAAATAAGGGGGCAACATGAAACCTACAAAATGCACAATGACGGGTTTTTGGTTTGTCACGGGTTATTTGACGGGCCGTAAATACTGGGGGGCAACACCTAGGGATTGTGAACAAAACGCACAATTATATTTTTACCGATAACTTAGGGTTTGTCCCTATTGCCTAGGGGTTTTGTGCCCCTAGAATCTAATTTTTAACTTATAGGCGTAAACAATGACAAACTATTTCACTTTCACCACTTTGCAAGCTGCATTAGATTATCGTTTTGAGCATGGTACGGGCGGCTGGATTTTTGCCCCTGAAAACGACAAACCTTCTTTTTACCCGTTTCACGAAGTGATCTTATTCCCTTCTACTTTCACCCCTAGCGACATTTTTAATCACCCGTTCACTAAGGGCCGTACGGGTAAACTTATCGGGGCGTAAACCTTAGACTGTTAGCCCTTGATCTAGGGGCTAATGGCCTAGCGTTTTGACTAGGGTTTTCTTAACTTTTTGAATAGGCGTTTACTATGAAAATCACATTAAAAACCAGCGTTTTGCGTTCAGCCTTAATCTGTGCTGCAAAAAAAGACCTTCGTTATTACTTGCAAGGGGTTTGCGTATCAATCAATCATCCTAACATTGCAATGGTTTACGGGACTGATGGTCATATTTTATTTGCTGGACAATGCCCGATTGACGTTATCGATGCCCCTGAAGCATACGGGTTTCAGATAATTATTCCCTCCGATACCATAAAGGCCATTGATAAAAAATCAGAATTTATTGATCTTGAAACGATTGATGGCGGGGCAAAGGACTATTACTTGTTGGGCAATGCCCGTTTTCAGGCAATAGATGCACGATACCCCGATATTTCGCGTGTAGTACCCGCTAGGGATGCGTTCTCAGAGATAAAAGCAAGCTATTTTGACCCTGAGTTGTTAGTTAGGGGTAATGAAGCATTGTCAATGTATTACGGCACTAAAAAGGGAAAGGTTTTCCCATTGTCTCAAAGGGGCGACTATTCAGGGGCAATCCACAATAACCAAAATGATGCGGTGGTGGTGGTCATGCCAATGCGAAATGATCCAGGCACATATCAAGGTCTAAACCCTGATTTTATGCAAGTGCAACAAAAAGCCGCTTAATTCTTAGACTGATAACCCTCTAGATGGGGGTTATTGGCCTAGGTGTTTCCCTAGGTTTTCAACTTTTAAAAGGTTTCAACATGAAAAAAGAACGCAAATATTACGTGACAATGACCGATAAATTTATGTCTGGCTGGGGTGAAGCTGCAGGGAAAGTCAATAAATTAGTTATTGAATGCGAAAATCCAGATCAAGCATTTTTGATAGAGAAAAATGCACGAAAACGCAATGAAATGAAATACGTCAATTTTTGCACAACAAAACCCTCATACCCAAGTTCCCATTATTTGACAAGCTGGAAAAGTTTTGCAGATATGAGCGGCCCTTGGATTCAAGCATAAAGGGGATAAAAATGAACAATCAAAAACTAGAATGGCAGCCACTTTGGGATGCAATGGAAGCAAACCCTAGCGAATGGATTGAAACCACTCAAAAAATGTACTGGGATATGCTGGAATCAGTACCGCCTAGAGCGCAAAACTCAAGGGGCTTTTTAGTAGGTGAACCACTTAGCGACAATGCAGAGGGTTATCCAATTTATGCTTGTTTTAAAAAATCAGGGGATAACTATTACGCTAAAAATTTAACACTTTCAGAATTTAGGGCGGTGGTATGACACAAATAGAAGCACTCACACAATGCCTGGTTCTTGCTTTAACAGCACCTAATGACCAAAAAGCACAAAAAGCAAGTGATCTAGCGGAAAAAATAGCCCAAGGGTTAACAGTAGATCAAGTTGAACAATGTAAAGTTGCTGCGCTAGATTTGGCGGGTTTTGAATGATCTATGCAGTAGCGGCTCTAATTATCAGAATTCTGTCAGGCAAACGATAAACCCATAACCCGCCCTAAAAAGCGGGTTTTTTGTTGTCTAAAATTTAAGGGGCTATAAGCTCTTTTTTTACGTCAAGCATAGTTGGTATAGACAAACCAAAAAAAACGGCTTAAAAGGGGCTTTTATGGCCTTTGGTTGGCATTTCTTCGCACAATCTGCGGATGGTTTCATTCAATGCGTCTATTTCATCCATCTTGTTTATAGCCCATGCACGTTTTTGCCCATGCCATCCTAGAATGGGGTTTCTATGGCAATCAACACATAAAGCGATGCAAGTATATTGCAGCCCTTGTTTGTAATGGTGGGCTTCGCTTGGCCCTGATGCTTGGCAAACGCTACAAGGTAGGTTTTTGACCCTTGCTAGGTGTAGCCTTTCCCTTGCGCTTAGTTTGTTGTTCATTGGGTGTTTTTTATTTCATGCCTAGCACTATATTGCTCGGTTCTATATACCTCGATGCGGGTTTGTGCTGCCGTCATTAGCCAGCGATAACGTTCCTCTAATTCGACTGCTTCCCTGATACCCTCTAAAATTTGGATGTAGTCAGGGTGAGCATAGGCGTAGGTTTCTTGCTTCCCAAGTACTTCAGTGCCAGCTTGTGACATTAGCTGAGCTTTTCGGCTTTTCCTGAATTCCTCTAAGTACATTCGAGTAGCCTTTGCCTTGCTGTAAAGGGGTGCTGTATCAATGAGAAACTGTACCGCCTTGTGTGGGTTATCGTTCATGTTATTTCAACCACTAGGTTGCCGTTTGATCTGATGTAGTCTTTGGTCTTTTGGATGTATCTCTCAAAATCTGACCTTGGGATGCTTGATTGTTGTAAATCAGCATATTGGATTAAGTCCCTTACTGCTTGGATTCCCTCACCTGATAAACCCATTTTTCTTGTGTTTTGATAGCGTTCGGATGCTTGATGTAGGGCTTCTTGTGCTTTTTGGCAAACAGGCATGACCTCATCTTTTCCGATGTTGTTTCTTGCCATTGTTTCGGATAGGTTTAAAACGTCAACAAGGGTGCGCCAATCGTGGATTGTCCCTTGTCCCTTGGTCATGGCTTCAAGTGCTGAATACTCCATCATTCGAAGCTTGTCCAGTTTGTCTCTGTGAGTGATTGAAGCACCGACCACCGCATGAGTGATCGGGTCAATCAATGCCCAAACCTTGCGTTTAATTCGCTTTCTCATAATTTGATTTTGCTACTTCAAAAGTATGAGCCATTATTTTTTCTTCCATTTGTTCAACAAGGAAAGCGCTTTCTTTCCTGTTTTTGTCGCTAAAAAATGTGGCTGTTGTAAGAAGTACACAGGCTTTGACAAACAAATCTTTTTCTTCGTTAGTCATACATCCTCCAACTTATAGTTGAGTTTGTGATGCTGAAAACGCATTGCTGCCTCGCACTCCAGCTCTTTAAATGCCTCATCACTTAGCAATCCAATGACATTGACGCTTCTGTTCTGATACCAAATTTCCTTAATGGACTCGTTATAAGTGCCATCCTCGTCTGAAGAATATTCATAAACTACTGTAACAATTTCGCTACCAGCGCCTACTGTTGTGTCAAATTCCCAAGTTGATTCCATGATTCACTCCTGTTAAAAATTAAATGTTATCAATGTTTTTCTGTTTTTCTATTAGGACTTACCCTAACTCCTCTTTGACCATAACTTCTACCATCCCGATAGTCCCGTAAACCTTTGTAGCGTGAAGTGACACTACTTGACTGTCATCTAAGAAAACAATCCCGTTCATGCCATCAAATACCGCTTTGCAATAATTATCTATGTCGCTTTTCTTTGTTGGGCGTTCATTTCCTGATAAACACTCTTGCTTGCGTTTTTTACTGTAACTGGCGGGAATCGGTAAGGTGATATAGATGTAAGCTCCTACGGGCGTTTCTAGGGGTTCGCTACTACCCATTGCAAGTTGAGCTGCCTCTGATACCTTGGTTTCATAGTCAACAGTAGTCTTGGGTGAGTAAGTTGACACGAATTTACCCCGTCTAGCAAACCTTGGGCGACCCTTTGGTACTGGTGTTCCTTCCACCATAAATGTGACCATTAAGCTCATAGAAGTGTCCCGTCTTTAATTCTGTTCATATATTCACGAATTCTGTCTCTTGCACCCGTACCATAGATTCTTTCGGCTCTCTCAAGCCTGGCACGAACAAAATCATTGTCTCTCAGTGATTGCCAAGTTCGGTATATCTCCCTTGCTTCGGCTTTCTCCAAAATAACTCTGTCGCCTGCATTGGATATGTTTTTTCTACTGAAAGCCATAGGGGTTTACTCTAGGTCACCAGTTAGCTCCAGTGCTTTGTTTATCAGGTGAAGTGGGTAAGGCACTCCATCCTTTACTTTGTCCAACAGGATCATTGCTTCAAAGTGAGACATTTTTTAGTTTCTTTTCTAAGAAATAAGACCAAATTGCACCACCAGAAACCTTTGCAATGAACTGAAGTGCCACAATTTCAGGCATCAAAACACCAAATGCAATGGTTGGGAACAACAAGGAATCTACGGCAGCGCCAGCAGTATTTGAAATGTTTGCTCTTTTAATCCATGCACCTGTGGTTTTCATAAAGACCGCCCAATCAACCAAAGCGGCAACTAAGAATGAAACGGCAGAAGCTACCGCAATCATTCCTGCGGCAGGATTTAGCAAATATGTCAATCCACCTGTTCCAACAATTAGGCATCCCATTTGCCAAGTTTTTAGGCGTACATGAAGCCAATCTCTCAAAGTCAGATCAAGTCCAATCAGCAAAAATGCGTTTATTGGGCTTATCGATGGGCCAAATGTTGCCACTAAAAGGTTTGCCAAGGTCATTGCCACGGCATAAGTTATTAAAGCAAAAATCATAAAAGTGTTTCCTGTTCCATTGGTTGATAAAAATTCCATTGCGAAGGGGCATTAAATGCCTCGATCCTAGAACGCATGATTTGCGCCCTTGCTTCCTTGGTAGGCGGCAAATAATTGCCATGTTTCCAATGCACATCAATGCCTACATTCCTTCCTATATTGGTGCTATCTGCTGACGCAAATGGAAGTTTGGTAAAGATTGCAGGGTCTAGCATCCTCAAACCATGTAGCTTACAAGCAGGTCTTCCCATGTCATCGCAAATTATCCGCATTGCTTGACCAATTCTTACCCACCATTTAGAAGTTCCAACAGTTGCAAAATCTCCAGAACTACCAATGCATACCCGAACATAAGTGTTGGCTAGTTGTTCTAGTCTTTCAAGGGATTCATGCATATGCCAAACTGGAGCGCCAAACCACTTGGGTAACGGGCAATCTTTCAGCAGGGCATCATTGTCTGCCTCGTTTCCATCGATAACATCGGGAATAACGGCAAAGTCGCAAGAAGGGACTTTTTTAAGGTCTAGTGACCAATCGTAGAAAGGCTGCCAGTCAGTAATTGGCTTGCCTTGCTTCCAAGCGGAGAACGCTCCATTGTCTATGGCAAATGACTGGCATACCTCGATAGCTGATGCAAGTTGGTCAGAATGGGCAAATGATACAAAAGCATGACCACCTTCTATTGCTTTGACAGCTACTGTGGCAGGAGTTATTGGCAAGCCGTGATAGTGAATCATTTGCGCAACTCCGCTAATCTTGCTCGGATGTGTTCAGGCATAGGGGCGGCTTTTTTTCTGTCAGCCTCAATCTTTGCCAATGCAGGATCAATTTGCGCTTCAACTTTGACCCCGAAGGACTCTGGGATTTCTGCTCCATCCCATCTTTGTTGGTTCAGGTAGACCAAAGGTGCGGGAATGAAAGCACCATCGTCTTTTCTCCAAGCATCGGTTGTTTTCATCCACTCTATGTGCTTAATAATCTGATCTGCACAGGTTTCACAGTAAAACTTCTTCCACTTCACTCTACAGGCAGATTTACCGCCTTTTCTGAATGATTTAGGCCATGTGTTCCAGAATCTCTCAAAGTTATCCATGTTGTTTTCTTTAGACATAGGTTCTCCAAGGGTGGATAGAGGGGTTTCTATCCGACCTTCTCCAAGCATTATGGTATTCATTATTGACTCCTGTTAACTAAAATACAAAACGCCCCAAGTGCGCATGACGAGTTAATTCGCTTATACATTTGGCCTTGTTCCACCGATGTACCAAATGCTTTACCAGTCGCTTAACCAACGCTGGTCGGCAAACAGGGGGTGTTTCCTGATGTCGGTGTTTTCTTCCAAGCCATCCATGCAAATGCGCTGCTATCGTGTGGAGTACGGAAGCCATGAAAGAAATAAAAAAGCCGCTTGCAACTGCCCTCTGGTGAAGGTCTTTCGTAAACACACTACTACTGGTGCTTGCGAAAGACAGAGAGCATGTGCAAACGGCCTTAACATTGTTACCCTTCACAGCAACAATTTCATTGTACACAATTTTTTAATGTGTCAAGAAGTTTTTTTCAAATAAATTGATTATTTGTGATTTCGTTTGTTGTTTGTTTGCCAAGCAATCTTTTAGCTTGAGAGTTCATAGAAGCATACTCAGCCTTAGAAAAGATGCCACGAGCGTTTCTAATGTCAAACGGGGTTAGCAGGTCACGAGACTCTTCTACTGGTTTAACCTCAACCATGTGTGGCTCTAGGGTGTACTTACAAACCCATGACCTACCCAACTTTATCTTTTCAACAGTGATTCTTTTCTTGTGGTGCAGATGTTTGCAAGCAGCCACAATATGTAGTCTAGGGATGCCAGTTAGGTCTTCTATTTGGTATGAAGTTAGCGATCCATTCTGTAATGCTTGAATGACTGATTCTTGGGTCATTTGTATAGGTTCTCTAGGTTGATTGGTCGGTTCAGATGGAGTTCTAGCGTTCTGGCAAGCAAAGCTGTTACAGCCGCATCAAAGTCCTCTGGTTCGGTTGTATAAGCATCTGCCATTGTTTGAGAGTACCCAAGCAAGGCTTCAGCGCATCGTTTTTCAAGTATTTCAGAGTGCATAAGAGGAAGGGAGGAGTAGGAAGGGCTATATATTAATAGGACAAGTCTTTTTAGATTAGCATAGAAAAAACTTTGTGGAAGTAGGGAAAACCCCTATGTAAAAGCCTAAAAACCTGTGGCACATTATGGGTGTGGGCAAACAGTAACCCACGTTTAACAGGAGTAAATATGCCGATTCTTAATGGAAAAAAGGTTGTAGACCTAGAAGTAGATGGAGTGGATTCAAGAGACTTCCCAGACTTCTCTGATGCCTACTTCTCAAGTGGATGCTATGAAGATGGAACACCCTTAACAGAAGATGAGTTGAACAAACTCACCGATCTGGCGGGTGATGTTCTGTGGACAATGGCTTATGAAAGTTTCCACTGATGAAAACACTATTTCAGTTCTTTGTGGAAGAGTTCTCAGACATCCACTACTGCCCCTATTGCCTGGCAATCAAGGGAGATAAAATAGTTTGCTGCCAAGAAGCAGACTTTATCGAGTTCA